ACCCGACAAAGTGCGCTTAGGTCAGAGGCGTGTCGGGTTTGATTGGCGCAAAGATAAAAAGAAACCCGTTGCAAGGATAACCACAAACCTTACAACGGGCTAAGTAAACGACCCATGACTGGTACGCAGTTCTGACGGTATGCGTTCGGGTACTGTTGCCACAAATATACTAAGCGTTCACAAAATATGAACACGCATAAATAATGAACGCATATTTATACCCGATAACGTCATAAACCGCATGAAATCCGCTACATTAGCCGCTTGTATACCCGTTAAGGTATGATTAACCGTCCGAAATTAGCGGACATTTGAAAGGGTTTCAATTTGCAACCTAAAAAGTAAGCCTATAAGTTGACTTTTACCGCTAAAAAGTAAGCCTATACCCTGACTTCGCGCCTATTTATTTCGCATCGCGCCCAAATCCGTCCCTGGAAAAGATAGGACTGCCATCCACATCCAATGGTGGGTAGTGCCTTAGACACCTTCGCGCCCGTTCCTTTAAGTCCTTAACGGTCTTTGGTCGTGTGCTGGTATTCAGTAGGTCGAGCAAAAACTCCCGTGTGATTAGCAAAGATGCTTGCTGCTCAAAGCGTAGGCTCATCGAATTTTGCCCTTAATGATGGTATGATTGTGAACTGTAAACCCGTTATCTTGTTCGCGTTCGGCATAGGCAAATCCAAGATTCCATTTGTTGATGGGCATATAGGAAGGGTGCAGCTCACAAAGGCATCCTGTAGACCACGTGTTGACCACATAGCCGTTCATGCTTGGTTCAACGTGGCTGCTTGTTTGGTGATTATGCCCAGCTATGCAATTCTCTTTGCCCCTCATGTATAGCCCACGTGCTGGGTTAACAGGGCTAAATACCGACTTGCCAAATTCGTGGCCGTGCATAATGTTTAAATTGCCAAATTTGATAATGCGTTTGTCGTCTATTAACTCAACTCCAATTTCGCCAAACTTCAAAAGAACGTCCATCCTAAATTCGGCAACGTCCAAAAGTTCGGGCGCTTTGATTCGCAAATAGCGTTCGTATCTTTCCTCATGGTTGCCAAGCTTGTAATAGATTGGCACACCGTCAAACTCTTTACGGAGTATTGAAAGGAACTGCCTACCCATTTCTAACTCTGCAGAAAACCGTCTTTTTCTTGGGTCTTTCTCAAATGTAGACAGCCCGTAAAAATCGAGAATATCCCCGTTTAACATTATGCCGTTCACGTTCCTATCCTTGCCGTATTGAAGGGCTAACGTAATCGCGTTAACGTTGTGGTATGGGATGTGTATATCTGAAAGGATAAGTAACCGCGTTACCGATGGCGGTATGATGTACGGTTCCCATTCTACTTCATCGCTTTCGGGTAAGTAGAAAGGATTCGGTATTCCCATTGCGGTTGCTTGCATTGCTGGTTGTGGTTTTTCGAGTTTCCTTTGCTTTCTGCTTACTTTGCCATGTGTGCCGCGATAGTAGCGAATTGAACACCTTGCAGCCCCAACGCTTGTAAATACTTCGGGGTTATCTTCATGCAACTTACGGGCTAATGTAAGCGATGGCAAGTCAGGCCATTTGGCTAATGCTTCCTTTACGACTTCGCCCGATAATGCCATGCGACAAATATAGTATTATCTTCCTTGCCCCCTGTACGCCTTAAATCCCTTCGCCCGATACTTACTATGCCTTCTCAATTTGCGCTTAACACGGGGCTTGAATTTGCCCCCTACGATGATTTTAGCCATTAGTCTGCTTTAATGTGTTTGAGTATAATCGTCTCCATTCGTCTCATTTCGTTCTGAAGTCCGTCTACTTTTACCTCCAAGCCCTTACGACCTTCCTCACATTCCCTGTGCAGTTGCCTTGTTTCGCTTAGACTTTCTTTAATGTCGGCCATCTCGCCTTTGGTAAATTCGTTAGCTTCCTTATATTGCGTAATAAGCCCTTTGACTTCTTCGAGTTGCTGGTTCTTACCCAATCGAATACCGCCCCACGCACCGCCGGCAAGTCCTCCGATTGCCGTAATAATTGCGCCTATTCCCTCTGCTTCCATTGCCTTAAAGTGTGCCATTGTTTCGTTTGTCTTTGTCGGCAGAACCCTGTGAGCTGCCGAAATAATATGATGCAACCGATGTCACGATACCAAACGCAAACCCGATGGCCGTATCAATAGTGCGTTGGTTCTCCGTTGGTATGGTCAAAAATGAAGCTGCGAACACGTAACCCATCGCGCTAATGTAGACGATAAATGCAAGTGTGAAACGAATGTAGTGGCTACTGAATTTCATCTTCCATTTGCGTTAATTCAATATCACTAAGTCCATCGCCATCACCAACCATTAATAGATAATCGCTACCATCTTGAACCATAGGCCACCAATAGCGCGTAGTAACCATGTCGCAACCCCTACGGATAGCTTCAACTATGTTTCGCTCTACCGCTTGTTGCTCGGTTGTATATCTTAAAAAACTCATATCGAATAATATGCTATTTGGTTGTTTTCTATTATTAATTCATTGGCATCCGATAATACCGAGGCGTAAAGTATGGATTCCGAAAAATCCCCAATATGAGCCAACACAGTAGCATCTGGTCGTGTTCCAATTCTACTTATTACCATTGATGCCGAAGTTGTACCTGTGGCTTGAGTTGTGCCGTCCACTCTTAATCTACCTGCACCAGCAACACCCATTTTAAATGAAACTTGATGTCTAACGTTATTGTCCACCGTGCTATGCAAGAATCCCCCAGGCGTTGAAATAGTTATGTTTTGAAATTGCGGAGATACTAAACCGCCAAAAACTAATCCCTGCGCAGTACCACCTAATACAAATTGCACAACATTATTATTTAACGCTTTTCGAGCAACTACAAATCCATGCGCAAATGTAATATCAGATACCATAGACATTTGGCTTGAAGTACCGTCAAACACCATTGTTGGTTTACCACCAAGTATTTGAATCGTACCGCTAACAACTTGCGTTGGTTGGTTTCCAGCTGTAGATTGTGTTGCATTGTTGCCAGTATTCATTTGATTGTAAAGAGTGGCCGTAAAGCCATTGCCAACGCCCACAAATGCTGTAAGGGCTGCGGAGTCTAAATTTTCACCAACAAATCCAATAGACAATACAGCGTTATCACTTGACCGCCTAACTACTGCGGCATCCCCAGTATATCCAGCTCTTAATCTTCTAAGACTTACAGCCCAAACGGGTTGTGGTGTTATCAAGTCAAGAACATAACCACTGGTACTAATCATTCCAACAGTTCCGTATACTTCAAGTGTTCCATCTGTCGCAAGTACGTAAACATCATAAGCTCCTGCCCTGTTAACAGTCCAGTTATACACCGCTCCAGCTTGCTCAATTATGAACTCAATAGTCGCTCCATCATAAGTAAAGAATACATATGAGGTTGGCGTTATATTTGTTGGAGTCGCGGTTAGTGTAACTATTTGGCCAGTTGTAGGCGTTGTATCGCTTACTGCAAGTGATACCGATGGCACTGGTGTTGATGCACTCGTGAAACTAAGCGTATCCGTAGGCGCATCGTAGCTACCCGAATTAACCGCCCCGTCTAATTTTGTGATTAGGTTAAATGTAGAACCACTTGTAATGGATTCCTTGTTGACTGCGTTAATCTGAAAGGTGACGGGTGAACAGGCAGCGGAGGTAAAGTCTAAAGTGTCTACTCCGTCCCAAGTACCATCTTCAACAACACCATCTAGTTTGGTTATTAAATCGAACGTGGCGGCAGATGGTATAGTTTTAATCTGTGTTCCATTACGTTGAAGCACAGAATCCAAACAACCGTTCGCTTTTACTATTACTTTAACATTCGCCATTTTTATTTATTTTCAATTGGGATTGGTATTTCAACCATTTTGATAGGCAGCGTTTTAACCCAATCAAAAATAGGGTTAACGCATCCTTGCATTTCTTCAATCGAAATGTACCAAACGCCTTCAACTTGAATAGGGTTGAAGTACAAGTCGGGTGCGTACAATTGACCCGTTAACTCTTGCGCCTGTAATTCTGTTAATTCTCCAAGTATCACCATTATGCTTGTCTATTTAATGCGGTTTGAAGTGTTTCAATTGCCGTGTGATATATCGCGGTTTGTGCGGCTGTCATACCTGTATGCGCAGCGAAGTAAGTGTATTGACGTGACGAATAAGTAGCGGGTACGCCAATATTTCTTGCCATCTCAAATATGCTAAGGTTGTTTAATGGCTGAACTGCGTGGCCACTACGTGTACCGATGTTAGCACCATTGCGATATAACCTTTGTCTATTAGCTTCCGATGGGTCGCGATTTACACTAAACACACCTTTAGAATTAGCCGCATAGTTGCCGTTAAAATTGGCATCGTCATAAATTCCTGCAAAGTCTACGGACGCACTTTGCTTAATCCAAAGCCATACCCAACTTAACCCAGCAATACCCATATCTACACCACTTGCTGTGCTATCCGTTCTTGAATACATCGTAATTCCAAAATCAGTTCGCGTAACCCCAGCCGCGGTATCGTTGAATTTTGAATCAGCGTAACCGTTTGAACCGTTACCTTGTGTGCCTAATGCGCTAAATGTTACTCCGCCCGAATAGGTAGCGCGATATGCTGCATCAGTATCTAATGGGTTTATTGCATTGAATTTGTAGTTAGCTGCCGTTGCCGCGCTTCCCATCATTCCCCTAATATAGTAGTGCTTTGAAAGTAGGCTGTTTGTGGTAAGGGTTTGAAAGAAATTCTCCCAAGCTACCCAACAAGCGTTATTAGTTACCCCGTAAATACTTGCACTACCATTGTCAGGAATACCTACCGCATTCATGTAGTTGGTGGTAACGGCTAAGTATGTTTGGGTCGCAACTATTGGCACAAAATCACTTACTGAATCTGTGCCATCGCTTGCCATTACATACACATCGTAACTACCCGAACGGTTGACCGTCCAATTATAAACCGCGCCAGCTTGCTGAATTATTAACTGAATAGTAACCCCGTCATAAGTAAAGAAGGTGTAACCTGTTGGGGTTATATTGGTAGGTGTGGCGGTTAGTGTAATCACTTGCCCTACGTCAGGCGTTGTGTCGCTTACTGCGAGTGATACGCTTGGGATTGGTGGGCAGTCGCTTGTAAAGTCTAAGGTATCTACTCCATCCCATGTGCCGTTGTTTGCAGCCCCGTCTAATTTGGTAATTAGGTTAAACGTAGCACCGCTTGCAATGGTTTTAATTTGCGTTCCGTTGCGTTGTAAAATAGCATCAGCACCAAATCCTGTTGGAAAATTAAACGTTGATGCAGACATAGCTGGTACTATTTCAGTAGAAATAACAACGCCATCAGGGTCTTGAAACTCAAATTCGTAATCGTATAAAACGTATGTTGCACCCGAAACAATATCTTGAGTAAAGGTAACGTCTGAATTTTCAACGGTCGCATCCAAACACGGGTCGCTCAATACGTCTATTGTGCCTCCGCTTAATACTGAGCCATAAGGTAACCCATCGCGTAAAACAGTACCATCGGGTGCAATTATGGTTTCTGCACCGCCCGAAATAATTGAACCCGTGTCTAGCACATTGGCATCTTCATCAACAAGCGTATATGTCGCTGGCTGGCATACGTTTCCGCCTAAAGATGCGGTAACTACTATCGTTTCCGTAAGTATCGCGGTTGCCGTTATCATTGCTCATAAGCAGTTGGACTGTCCTCAACTATTGATAACTCTATTCCTGTGGCCACATCGCGCTTAATACCACCTTCAAAATCAATATCCGTAAATGATGCCACCACCTCCAATAAACAAGGATCGTTCTTAAAGTTTAGCGTTTGCGTATTTGCTCGGTCAAAATTAACGCTCACAATACCAGCAGCATTGTTAACCGTTGTTATTTCACTATCTGAAAGCAGCCATCTTTGAATGATACGCTTCGGAAATTGGTAGGCTAAAATTTCCAAATCGGCAAGCGTTGAAATAGTTACGGGCGTTCCATTGCCTCCCGTAACCGTAACCTGAATTACCCTGTCGGACTTTCTAACTATGCTCATAATTCAACAAGCGTATAAGTAAGGTATAAATCTATGTCACTATTGCCAGCTGTTGGGTTGCCAGCATTAACGGAAACTACAACATCCGTTGCAGACACTTGTGCTCCCGAACTTTCAAAATCCATATTTACAAAAGCGTTTGAATTAAAGCCCAAAACATTATCAGTAAAAATAGCTTTAACGCTTGGAAAGCCTATCTCAAGAGTGACGTTGGTAGCGTAAGGTGTTCCCCCGTAAGTCGCTTTCATTTGCGCACTCAATAATTGTGCATAATATCCAGCTGGAACGGTAATTCCAAAGGGTACTGGCGTTGTGTTTAAGGTTAATACTTGTGCAGTAGGAATATGCAATTTAACCGTTTTAACCGATTGGCTTGCACCGCTACCAATTTCGGCCAGCTTCAAAACATTTGGCAGCATTTGAGCCAAAGTTACCTGAGTCCAGTAAATACCCTCAGCAGGAGTTTCGCCTGAGAATGTGCCAGCGAAAACCGCTTGCCAAATGCGCGAATTATAGCCCACGAATTTTAAGTATACATCTGAGGACGTCCCATCGTATGTGGTAGCAGGATTATACGCATCCACGTTGTCGCCATTCACCACGTCTTGAATTACGCGATAAATATCAATAACACGGTCGTCCCATTCGGTGAATGTTAACTCCGCATTCTTGGTTGGCATAGGTGGATAAACCTCCTGCCGTAGCACCATTCCATCCAAATCATTTAACGCGCTCATATCGCTTTCATTCTAAAACCGTGACCATTATTTTTGCGAACCCCCTCACAATAAAGAGGATAAACCGCTGAGTAATTGCAAAGAAAATCCCTTACCTCCGTTTCGTAAACCTTAGCACCGCTGCGAGTTTGTGCTATCATTTGAGTTAGCTGCGTTCCGCTTATCCTTTCGCTATTTTCTAACGTCTTTTGAACAAAACCGCTATTCGTAGACTTAACTCCATTCACTACCAAAAGGCGAGCGTAGACATAGTATTTCAACGCCATTTTTAACCCCGAAAAATAGATGGCATCTGACTCACCATTTGGAGTGTATATCTTGCCATCCAGCAAGTCAACGTATTTCACTGCCGTTAGGTTGTTCATCATGTCCAAGTACATAGCCGCTCCAATTATGGGCTTTATGTCAAACTCCTGAGCCTCCGTAATTATGGGGTCAATATCGCGGTCGTCAAGGTTTTGAGTCAGAAACTTGTTTTCAGTAAAATCCGTTATGTTGATAAGGTTTATCATGCCGTTTGTTCTGTTACGCCTGCTAACATTTCGCGTGCTATTTCATTACTAAAGCCATAAATCTCGCGAAGCATAGCAATACCAGCAGGCACGCTCGTTTGTCCTGCGCTTATCGACTGTTGCAATGTAATCAATGCCGTAACACCACCAACAGATCCACGAAGTTCAGCCTGAGCGTTGGCAACCTTGTCGGCCGTTTCCGCATCTAAATTCCTTTCTGTTATGTCGGCCATTGTCAGAGGTTTAATTTTGTAACTGCCTCCAAAAGTATCGAATAATAACCAGTCAAATGTTTCCTCTAAAATTGCTCTTTCGTCCTGAGTCATGCGATTATAGAACGAAACCGCATCATCCAATTGAGCAGACAAACCAAGCGAACCAGCAACCGCATCTAAAAACACCGTTGGAATTGCAAACACCTTTCGGATATTGTCCTGCGTGCTTTTCTCATGATACTCAAATAGCTTGTCGTTATTTGAATGCGTAAACGGGATTAACTCAGGTTTTTGCTCAGGCGTGTCAATGTCCAAAAGCATTAAGCGGTTAAAATTGTCCGCGCCTTGGAATTCCTTTAGCTGCTCTACTAGGCCGTCTGAGTTGTTATTATCGCCCTCAGCTTGGCCGTACCTGACCATCATGTGCGAAGCCATAAACGAACCGCTTATATTGCGATACTTAAATAGCTTTATTTGGCTGTCGGTTTCGATGTCCTCTAATTCGCTATCAAAATGCGACAACGGATAGGCAACGTCACCACCAGCCCCGTGATAATAGATTTGACCTTTGTAGTATTCAATTCCACCAGCCGTTTCTATTTGCTTTTTGACTATTTCGGGGTCGGGATTGTAAAGTTCTATAAAGTCAATCTTTGCTTTATCTATTCGCTTGTCAATTTCGCGCCCCCAGTCATTATAGACCGCAATTGAATCGGGCTTTCTTTCCCTATCAATTCCTATTCTACAATGCGAAAAAGGAACATGGCTAGAAGTTGTTTCCTTTCCTGTTATGTCGTAATTTTTATGGATAGCAAACCCTCCATGCATCGCGAAATCATAGGCACATCTGCGAAGCAACTTGTCAGCGGTTAATCGGTCGCCATCTACCACCGTTGCGCCTAAAGCAGCATCGGCAAAGCCTGTGCCGTTGATGAATTTGAAATAGATGTCAATGCAAGTGATCGCAACGCCCGACCCGTTAACAATGTCCACAACCCTTTGAGGATATGCGTTATCAATGTCATAGTTGATAATGCCTAAAGACTTGTCGTCCCTACGAATTATGCGCTTTTGAATCTTGGCGATGTTGATTCTCATTATTCAGTAACCTTCGTAGTTATAGTTTCGGCAACTTCGCCCGATTGATTATCAGCGTTAACATCCGTTACTTCCTCCGTTACGGTTTCGGTAATTTCGGGCGCAACTACCTTAGCCTTTCTACCTCTTTTACCCTTTGGCTTTTCAACGCCATCTAATTCGGCAAGCAAAGCCTCGCCATTTACAAATGAGCGTGAATGTCCTGAGTTGGCTTTTACCATCTCTATAGCTACATCGTCAGTAATGTTTGCGACCGTATAATGAGCGTGATTAAAGTAAACCAGCGCATTCGGTTTTAGTTTGTATTTGCGTTCCATCGTCATCAATTTTAACTGTGTTTCGGTTAGCCCCTTTAATTCAAATAAAGCATCCAATATGCAACTTTGACAAGTTCCATGCCCTACCTTTTTTCCCGTTAATTCTTTGTGAACCGCTAGGAATTTCACCACAACTGGGTGCGACTTATCAATTTGACCTTTGGGGACAACAACTAAAGGGCTGACCTCTTCGAGTAATGCTTTTAATTCTAGTGGTGTCATGCTGCGAATTTACAAAAAAAAAGCGGTGTCATGTTTCCACGCGCACCGCCTTTTTTTATTTCAATTGATTAGATTACACTAGGCCGTTTACCAGCGCAAGAGTAGTAGCATAATCGGTATCCCACAATGTGTGCGGCAAACTTGAAGGGCGGCTAATTTCATCGTTGCGAATCAAAAGGTTATATGCACCTTGTGTTTCAGCATCGGCTAAAATACGCTCCAATTCCTGTAACCGAAGTCCTGTTTCAAGACCGTAGATTTCAAAAGCTGAATTACCGTCTAGTCCCTTCCTGTTATTCTGAACTATTGCCACTACCAACGCCCCGTCTAATTTGCCTAGTTGCAATTTTGCATCTGGGCTATTGTCAAAGCATTTGAATCTCACCTCATGGTCATATCCGTTAACGTAACGGCCTTTAACCATTGCCGAACGTGGCTCATTTGAGTTGTTTACACCTTCGTACTCATACCCAACTGCTGGGGCTGTGAGCGTGATGTTGGTAACAATTATCGGGTTAGTGTTATCATAAGTAACATTACCGTCAATATCGGCATAGTTCAAAAGGATAAGCCTATCGTTCACACCCCCTGTCGGAGGATATGCGCAATCATAGGCTATTCCTGCTGTGATATTATCGCAAATTGGCATGATTTCTTTTGTTAAAGGTTAATACTAATAAGCAACTTGAACCAAGTAGTCTTGCAACACTTTTGCGTCTAAGTTAGCACCAAAGTCAAAGTATGTTTTCTTGTCTTTTTTGTCAACAAAAACGTCTACTTCTGAAAGCGTACCTTCTTCTTCTGTTCCGAAAGCAATGTTAGCTTTAGTAGTCAACAAAGCGCGGTGTGGAAGGTAGTAGTTCAACTCACTTGCAGCATTACGTTGGTAGCCTTGAATCATGCGATCCCAAAAGCTATAAGCGTAGATAGTAACACCCATGCGCTTAATTACCATCACCCCGTCTTGAATGTACTCGAATGCTACAGAAAGACCGTTGTTTGCACCAGCTTCCAATTCGCGTACATATTGGTCAGCTACTGACTGAGTAACGATGATGATTTTATCAGCCTTGTCGCGTAGACGGAAATCAGAATTGAATACCAAGTTTTGAAGCGTATTGGTTACAACTCGGTTAGTTGTATCCGTTGAATTGAACGCTTGCAATGCAAAAGTAGACTGTGCATTTTTGGTAGTCAAGTCGCTAGTTCTACGTGCTGGAGTAGCGGTAACGATTGCAAACAATTGTTTCCAAATACCATCGAAAGCATCCCAACGCTTGGCAACGAAACCAGCCGTTACAAATATACCACCACCAGCGGTGTCATCTGCTGCTGTGTCACCAAACCATACAAGACGGTGGAACATTTCAGCAATAGCATCTTGGTAACGCTCAACAAAGAAAAGAGCGAAGTCAGTATTGGTAAGGTCTCCCTTTTGAACACCATTTTTCAAACCGTAAACAAAGAAGGTTTCAAGTAGGTTATCAAAACACTCGCTAAAACGGTCATCGATGTAAGCAGGCTCCCAAAACTTTTCTGTGTTTTCGATAGCCGCATCATTCTCTATTGGAGAACAGCTAGAAGTATCGTGTTTTTGTCCTACCAAACCTGACAAAATTCCAAGAAAAGCGATTTGCTTCTTTGCTTTGATGCCTGTGTAGATAGTAAGGAATTCGGTCATCGCGGGTTTCGCGTACACGTCCTCCATGATACCCTCAGAAAGGGCTTTTATTTCTTCGCCATTAAAGGCTAAGTCTGCTGGGTTAAGGATTGCCATTTGATTTGATTTGTTTGATTGGTTAGTTATTATTTTTTAGCCTTACGCGCGGCAAGGGCTTCTTTAATTGTTGAGTAACTTGAAACCTCTTTTGCAGAATCAACTACTTGCTTTTTGAAAGCCACTTGTTGTGCTGCTGGTTTGTAAGTAGATTGCAATTTTGCCACTTGAGCAAATTCCTTTTGCAATTCAGCAAATGCAGTTTGTTCTGCTTCGCGTTCTGCTTTCAAAGTAGCCAATTCAGAAGCTAATGCCTCAACGTCAACTACCTCTACTTCGATGATTTCAGTAATAACACCATCAACGGTAACTACTTGTAACCCTTCGAAATTATGAGTTGCATCGGGTACTGGATTGCCCTCAGCATCAATAACCGCATCACCAACTTTAGGCATATCTTCCTCAGTCACTACGACTACAGGAACGCCCTCGATTGTGGTTAGATCTAATGATACTGCTTTAACAGGTTTGCCCGCGATTAGCGAAGCGATTTGAATGCGCATTGCTGCGATTTCTTCTTTCAATGTTGCCATGATTTCAGTTGATTGTTTTGGTTTAATTAGGGCAACCGCTACGGTTGCATTTGTTACGATTTCAGAAGCGAACCCAAACTCCACGCATTGCTCAGGGGTTAACGCTGTTTCTTGTTGCATAAGCAATTCAAGAGCGGTCTTATCCATTCCTGTAGCCTTTGCGTAGTTGCTCACCATTTCGGCCTGAGTATGTCCTATTTCAGTTGACATACTTGCCAATTCGTCTTTGTTCAATGCGATGCCGCGCTGAAATGAGAACATAGGCTGGTGAATAAGGTAGGACGTTCCTGCCGCTACCTTCCTGCGTTCAATAGGTACGGCCAAGTGAATCTCCGTAGCAATAGAAGCGCATTGAACCTCAGCTAGCGTATGCACATTGGGAAGTGATGCGAGGTATTGGGCTATTTTGCGACCTGAGTCCACTGAGCCGCCCTGACTGGTAATATGGCAAGTAATCTTTTCGGCATCAGCATTTCTGCGAACCTGAGAAATAACGTCTTGCAATTCAACACCACTAACGTCTACCGTTCCATCTTCTTTGTAAGATGAACCAATTTGACCTTCGATGTAAATGTGCGCTTCCATGTGGCGGCAAAATTCCACACGGCAAAACAGGCTTTTACTATTCGTTTATTGGTGCGCTCATTTTACGCAAAGCCACCCATACAACGTTGTCGCTTAAGTCAAATTGGTCGGCCGTTCTTTTGACCGCTTGCGTCTTATTTAATCCAGTTTGTCGATGGGCTAAATAGGTGAGGTAAATATCCTTATCCCTTAGCACCGTCCAAGATATAAAGCCGCCTTTGAATAGTTCAAACAATTGACCGCTTTTGTCAAGTTCTAAAATTAGTTCATTCATAGTTGTAGATTCTGCTCGGTTCTAACTTGCCTACCCTGTACGCTTTGAAATTCTTCAATCACTAAAACAGGCTGTGACATACTCATTTGGGCTGCCATCATTGCCACTTGTTGATTGTCCCGAATCATCGAAGAACTGGACATTGCAACGCCACCCGTTGCAAATTTACGCACCAAACCGCCCGATGCAAAGCCTTCGCCACGATACCAATCAACACCACCACCAGCCGCATTCAAAGATGAAAGTAGCGGAGCAAACCGTCTAGTCGTTTCCGCATTATTTACGCTTTCGCCATTTGAAAGCATAGCAGGAATTGAATCACTTGTTCCACTACCAGCGCCCGACACAAATCCACCCGATGCAAATGCAGGCGGTGGCGGTGGCTGTTGGCTTGCAATCATCGCTATTTGAGCCGCTCCCGTGACACCAGCAAGCGCAGCAAGTACAAATCCCGCGTAAGGTGTTGGATTGGATAGCTGCGCCATTACAGCTGTAGCCGTGTTGGCTATTGCCATTGCTATCTGTAATGCCTGAGCAATTTTGAACTGTTCTAATTCAATTTTGTATTTATCCCTCGCGGCCTTTTGCTCTATTGTTTTTATCTTTTTTTGCTTTTCTTCCTCCGAAAGCGTGCTGTTGTTTATGGCCTGTATTTCAGCATTTGACTGAGCATCAATTTGAGCAAGCCTATTGTCGGCAGATGCCTGAGTTGCTGCCATTGCTGTTGCTAGCAAGCCATTAACCACCTCCATAGCAAGTTGAATATCTTCTATGTCCTGTTCCGTAAGGCCTAGCATCTTGCCCAACGTAGGCGGTTCAACCTCAGGATTTGCCAGCCCTTCTGTAATGCGTTTTATTTCGCCTTCAACTAGTTTAAGGTTTGCGATTTCTTCAGCAGTTGCAATCCCATCCAACATTGCCATTTGTTCCATGATGGCAAGCTTCTTCGATAGATAATCAAGTGCTATTTTAGCCTTTGCATCGGTTAATTCCTTTTCGTTTTTAATGGATGTTTCAGCCGCTTGTACTTCAATTTGCTCTTGTAGCCCTAGCAGTTCGATTTGCTTAGTAAACGCCTCGCCATCCTTTGCCAGCTTTTCTGCTCTTGCGGTGTCTTCAATCTTTTTTACTTCATCGTTTATGAATTTGGTTATGGCAACTTCTTCAACACCAGCAGCCTTTAGTACATTAGCCTTTTCGCCTATTTCCAAAAGTTGCCTATCCGTTTCCGACATCTGCGACCGCATAAAGTCGTCAGCGATTTTCCTTAATTCGTCCGCTTGCTTTTTGGCATCCTCTAATTCTTTAGCCTGTATGGCTTCTTTTTTCTCTAATTCTTTTTGCCTTGCCTCATTTGCCTTTTCGGTAGCCGCTGCGATTTTGTCGGCCTCAGCTTGCCTGTCCTTTTCCATATCGCCAGCAAGTTGGTTTGTTCGGTTTGCAAGTTTCTCTTGCAAAACAAGGCTTTCGCCCTCCAATTTAGCACGTTCAACAAGTAAATCTTGAACCTGAGCCAATTCTTCTTCGCTATATTCTGCACCCTTTTCCAATCGTTCACGCAATGCAAGAGCCTGTTTAGAAGTACCCTCTGCAAGTAGTTGCAGTTCCGCTTTTGTGATTTTGTTTTTACGCATAAATTCACTTTCACGAGCAGATAATTCCTTGTCAATTCTTGCAACCGATGCGTTAAAATACTCCTCCTCTAATTTGTTTGCTTTGGCAACTATTGCAAGCCGCTCTTGGTCTGTTTTAGTACGGTCTTTTGATGCAACTATTAGCTTTGCGATTTCGTTGCCATATTTTTGTGCCGAAATTGCAAACGCCTTTTGCGTGTCCTCCAAATCTCGCTGCACCTCAAGTAATTCTCTTGACTGGCGTACTGCTTCCGTAATTGAGCCGCCCGATATTAACGCCCCAAAGGCCGCTTTAACTGCTGTAACCGCATTCTCCACCGCATCAGCTACAGGCTTAAAGGCTTTGAATACTCCGATTAAAGCCGTAACTCCTGCAACTATTAAAGGCAACCCCAATGACATCAAAGCCGCTCCGAAACCCTTAACACCACCGCCAGCCGCTTTGAATCCATTAGTCACGCCATCCAGTCCGCCCTTAAATCCTTTCAGTCCAGGAACAGCACCAGTAATTGATACCAAGGCTTCCTTTATCGAATCGGTATAATTGCCCACATTGCGAGCGTTATTGCCTACCGCGCTTTCGTTTGCCTTCAATTCGTCACTCAGGGCGCGAATCCTCGCACCCATCTTTTGGCCGCTTTCAGTAGTCTTTTGCTCTGCTGTTGTTAGGTTGTTATATTGCACCGTTAGGAGCGACAACTCGGCCTTTAGTCTTTCTTGCCCTTTGACCGTTTCCGATGCCAGCGTGTTGGCCTGTTGCACCACACGAAGGTCACGGCTACGTTCTTGGGTTAACGCCTTAATTGCGGCCGTAGTTTCCGCATCTTGAACACCGCTTGCCTTTTGTGCTTCGCGAAGTTTAGTGATTTCAGCAGTTAGCCTATCCGCATTGGCAATGCTGTCTTGTACGACCTTTGAATCAATGCCAATGCTAACAAGTACTTCATATTTTTCAGTTGCCATCTTATAAGCGTATAAACGTGCATTTGGTTAATTTATCTTTTACGTAGTTGCTCACCTTTTGCCAGTAGAAATAGCTGCCATGCTGTGATATGTAAACGGGAATAAACGGGTTATAATTTACAACGTCTGAAATTTTCAGATTCATTAAGCATTCGAGAGTTTTGCCCCGATAGGTTATCGCCATTACCGTTTGATAAAAGCGGTTTATTAGGTTAGGAAAATCCAAGCTATCTAAATTGCCAGCCTCAGCAAAATATGCAAATGTCAAATCGTCCGTTGGGTAATCACTTGCATCCCTGTTAAAATTCACGTTGTACGGAAAAGGATCTACTCTTTTGGTCAATAGCAATCTGTGAGTAATTGCATTATTGGGCATTACATCGACATCAAATATCGGTACGTAAGGCGCGGCAACTGAATCAAACCTTTGACGGGTAGAAGTAGCCGCAAATAATGAAACCTCGACATATTTGCTTTCGGCCTTTAATGTTTGGTCATCTACATTGATATAACCAATAGCATCATAGCTTGTAATGTCATCGGGCTTGTATGCCAGCGAATTGGTTTGAGCAAAGCCATCAATCCCGTACGTTATCTTTTGCTTTCGGACGTCAATATGGTCGCTCAAATCAATGGCCGTTGGTATGTTTTCCTGCACCGAATCATAACGCCTAGCAGTTACCACCTTAGTCACCTCATTCACATCGTAAATCCATTGAAATACCTTTGACAAGTCTTTAAGGAAGTCGCCTTGTTTCATGTCAGGAACGGGGACAAGGCCGTTAAAATAGTTGTTTGGAAACGATGTAGTTATATCTGTATTGGCAAGCATAACCGCATTTGTAACGGTGTAGCTGCTGCCAGCTTTGATGTAAAATCCCGTATTTGGATTATACAAAACTGCTGGCCTAAATAATATCAATCCATTAAAATCGCCAACGTCAAAAGTCATGGTGAAATTTAACGTTACTTCGCCATCATATGGTGGCGTGTACTCGTAGGCATTAACCGTAATTGTGTTGCTATTATAAACAGTAATCCCATCAACGGTTGTGGCCTCAACATTTATGGTAAAATCGGTGTTAAGTAAATAGTATGCAAAACCTATAATCAACTGAAATTCAACGGTAACAGTACATGGGTCGGTTAATGTAAATCCCGCGTCACTTGCATTTGGTGAATATAAAGGCAGCCTACTATTAAACTCAGCATCACTGGTATATAATGTTCCGTTAATAACAGATGTATATTGAAATAACCAATTTCCCGAAAATAAAGGGAATAAATCTACATCATTTACCACCGTACACAAATGATGGCTCATATCCTCACCTCGGTCAGGCTTGCCATTAAACACAATTAGATTATTGTAAATGTCCTCAGCAACTAAGTCGGTTACGAAGGTATAACCCTGCTCCGCAAAGATTTTACCAATTAAAGTTTTAACGTGGAATGATGGCAGCAGCCTAGCTGTTTGAACCGCGTATAAATTTGTGCCATACGTTCGCATAGTTGAATCAACTCCCTCCAAATCACTCTGCTCAAAGACCGCGTAAACGTATCCATCTGTATTATTGCGATTGTCAAAGGCATTTAGGTTTGTCCAAAAGTGACTATACTCCACTAAGTCCAATTGCCTTAAATTCAAATTCCGTATAAGGTCAAAAAAGCCTCCGTTACCTCCCACAATTTGCAGGCTGAAATTGTTAGCCGAACTTTTAACGATTGAATAACCGTTTGTGATTGTTTCATAACCCTCTTGAATCATTGTTGCATCCGTCCTCCGATACGGGATTAGGCTATCCGTCCCGAATATGTGGGCATTATCCAACACCGCCTTGTTGTTCGCGGTCAAAGGTATAGTCACCTCGTTAGTGCCATCGGCCATAACGGCCACGAAGTCGCCAACCTTTGCCGCTTGCCTTGTCAGCGCAATAGTTTCACCACTATTTAAGTCTAGCGGTCTGTCGCCAATCTTTATGATTAAATTGCTCACAGGCTGGATGTATATTGCTTAGGAAATATAATGTCAAATTCTAATTTATGCCTGCTTTCGCCCGTGTCAAATATCTTGTAGCTGCCAGCCTTTACGATAACTTGCACGAAGTAGCCTTCAAAATTAGCGTATACCAATGCCGATGAAAGAATTTGGCTAATTCCAAAAACTTGCTGCGTATTCAGTTGCTCATATCCTAAATTGAGAACGTATAGCAATTCCTTATTCAGTACTTTTTGGTTTGAATTGGCAATTTGTAGATAATTTACAACAGGCTCGAATTGGTCAACGTCTGAAACGCTCGCGCTGAACTCTTGATGCCTTGAAAATACCCAAGTATCCATGCCACCGAGTGAATTTAGCCACATTAATTGCAATGGATTCTGAGGTATGCAATCTAGGTAATCTATTTCTTTGATTTCTGTAACTATCATTTTAATTGTATTTAGATGCCCCTCCGATTGGTATGCCTCCCACTCCAATATACCCATCTGTTTCAGCTGGGCCATCTTCAAGCCATGCCTTAATGATTTTTGTGCCAGCATTCGGGGCGCGAAGTATCATGTTATTCACGTAATGCTTTTGGCTAACGATTAAGGTATTATCTGTTTCCGCACCTACGTCAACACCGTTTATGTCGGCATCTTGTTGATGGCGTTCGAGCGTAATACCGTCAAAATCTTCATCGTAAATAAACGAAAGGAAAAACGGAAACCCATCGAAATAGGTAGGCCGCTCAAACATCGTTAAGAACTTAGCCTCAGAACTTGCCAAGTTTTTAGGCACAAATTCTTTTAGGTTTTGACCGATTCCACTCATGCCTAGAGCAATGTTTCCATCTATCTGTTTCGCAGCAGAAAGCCAGTAGTACTTTTCTTTAACAATTACCTCAGGTGACGTGACATCCGTAGTTATTTCTTCGCTTACGTATAGCCAAGATGCTCCATATCCAATTCTAAACGACCCCGAAATACCTTTATTCGCTTTGTTGATTGTCGTCTGAGTTGGGTCGGCTGTAGTGTTCAACTGTTTGCGCAATATGCCCGATACGTCCGCAATTAGTAGCCCAGTGCTATCGGGCGAAAGTCTTAACTCATCTATCAGCACATTGGTAACGCCATCGTATATTTTAATATACGCTTTGAAGTTCTGCAGCCTATCCACTAGGTTAACCCATCCAGTGCCACCTACGCCAATGTAAGGAGTATCTAAAACGATGTATTCATTCGTTACGCTAAAAACAGTATAAATGCCCTGATACACTCCGCTGTTAACGTATATCCTGTCACCAGCTAAAACAACTACAGGTACGGTAATCGGGTCGCCTGTAGTTCTTACGGTTGGCTTAGTTGGGTGGTATGCTGGACGTATTCCTGTAGAGTTAACCCCGTAATCCTTTCGGGTTAATTCAAAAAGATACGGGTTCGCAAGGGCTGTCCATCTTGAGAACTTTACCGATGATGCAAATAGCTTTTCGGGCTTGCGTGTTATTAGAAAACTCATTGTAATTCTTTGATTATACCGCTTTTGAACTGAGTCATTTGATACACGACCAAAGGCTTAATTAACGCATCAATGTCTAGGTTATCCGTAACAGATGAAAGCGGCTTGGTTAGCTTGGTTTTCCATCCGTTCTTATGAATGTGCTTAGTGATGGCGTAAACAATACCTAGCTGTGCTTTGTCGTCCAAATTGGTAACTATGCCACGTATTTTAGCCCACTCTTTGATGGCTTCAAATAGTGTCGGGTCGCCAGCTTCTGCTCCTTGTCTTGTTGGCTTCCTTCCATATTCAGCTGTCCCAATACTTCGCAATGCCAACACCTCTAAAGTGTTTTCGGTCGCCACGTAGTGTATGCTGTCGCTAGTGCGGCCGCTTGCTTTCATCGGTGCTATATTCGCCCGAAATTGCCCTACTAAGGTCTTGCCTAGTTGCTCAAGAAGGGGTTTCTGTATGCTCATCTTCGTAGGCTGTAAAGGTAATGCGATAATTCTCTTCAGCCTTCGGGTCTTTGTGCGTTTCGCGTTGAATTTCGCCTAGTGGTTTATTGCCATAAGTCAGCACGTAACCATTAGGCATAGCAATTCGCCCTATCTTCTGCACATCGCTTTGGATTAACGGCCTGTTTAGATATGATTCTAGAACTTGCCTAACCGCCTCCATCTCGATTTTTCGCGCTTCTTCTGCCACGTTACGCATAACCATACTAACGGCCTTAACTTTTGCGGCCTCAAAATCCTTTAGCTTCTTTTTGCTATTTGATTTGCCGCCTTGCTTTGAATGTGTTACACGCATACGCTGTCTGAGTTTAGTGGTGTTGCTGTGAATGTCATAAATATGCCCGATGCGTTGGCATCCAATTCGTTAAACGTGTCGGTAGTTTTCACGTTGTCAATTGACTTAAAAATATGCTCACCATACACATTTTTGGCTGCCTTTAATTTGAGAACGAACTGCCTGCGTAAATCACGCATTGCATCTATTGTAACACGATGCTGCTCAGGTGTGTATGCCAATTCTGTACGATCTAGAAATAGCATAAATAACGGATATGTGCTATCTACCAATCCCCCCTGCCTAAAGTTATCATCGCTCGTAATCGGCTCAACAAGTATCACACATGGAAACCTCTTTTCATCTGCCTTTAGATTTGCCCATGATTTGAACCCGTGTATGAAATCGGGCTTCGGAGTTAAGTCCAAAACTACCGCTTCAATTATGCTGACAATACTGCTCATTTCTTCTTGTTCAAAATCTTGTTCAACTTCCTTTGGTAAGCGTTTTCATCTGCTGCATATTGCAACTCCAAAAGCACCTTATTATAACTCCAACGGTATACATCTTCATCACTACAATGGTGGCGTAAAGATATGCCTCTAACCAGTCCAAAAGTACCATATTTTTTGAAGTCAGAAATGCCAGCTTGCCATTCTTCGCTTTCGTATTCCGCAGGCTTGATTGCAGCCTCAGCCTTTGACATCTCGGCAAGTTGGCTAGATATGTATTGACCAGCAGCGGCAACGGCAATAAACGGCTCATTCAGAAGGCGTAAATAGCAGTCCTCAATATCTTTGTCGTCTATATCATTTGCACAGTAAATAGCAACCGTTCGGCCGATTAGTTCGGTATCAATTATCTTCAATCTTGCCAGCCCTTCCACGTTTACCTTTCGTGCAAATTCCATACTGCCTAATGATTTAGGTTTTGGAAGTGATAGTGTCCATTCATCTAGGCTAGGCATCTCACCTAGTGCGTTAATAGGCCACACTATTGCGGCAAGTTGCATTGGTCTAATGTTTTCGCACACCTCAAAGTCTAGGCCACTAACGGCCGCAAGTATTTCGGCATCTGTTTTAGCTGAATGTAATTGAATCGCTTGCTTTAGTGTTATGTCCTCCCACTGGGCAGGAATGTTAACAGGCTGGCCGTTTATAGTTATTGCTGTTTTCAAAATTGGATCGCTCTAAATGGCTTGAATGATGGTTTGATGGTTAGCATCATCTCAACGTATCGCATGGCATCAATAGCGTGGTTGTGGGCATCAATAGGCTTGTTGATTGTATTGCCGTCCTTATCGGTATCCCAGCAATAAGCGTTCAATTCCTTTTTGATATTTGCGCTTCTTTTCGTAACTTGAAACGGCTGCCCTTGCATGATGCTAATCCCGAAAGCAATACTATCCGCGCCTTTGGTTACAGGCTTTAGATTGAATCCGTAGCGGTTAATTTCATCAATGCTTTTGGGGTCTGCGCAGTCAGCATAGCCCTTGTCCTGTTTGCTTATTCCGTTTGATTTGAGTAAGGCCGCAATGTCACCATTTAGCAGCCCTGTTTGGTAAATCAACTCATCGTATATTCTTTGGCCGTTGTATTCATAGGCCACAATGCAGGTGGTCGGGTCGTTCGTATATCCAAAATCCATTCCAAATCCTACCATTTTTGCGCTAGGTGGAACTGAATCTATTTCGCTCCAGTCGCTGAATACCACGCCTTGCAATGCCCCAACTTCGCCCAGTCCATACACACGCCAAATGTTCGCCCAATAGCTATTTTTAACGCTGCCATCCTCATTATAGCCCAAACGCTTGTAGTTGAGTATTTCGTTACGCTCATCTATTCCAAGCAGTTCGTTATCCTCAAATGTTAGCTGCAAAAAGTCGCAATCCTCGCGGCCTATTACCTCTGTATCAATAAAGAATTTAGCATCAGGATTGTAATCGCTAATTACCTTGCCAGCCCTTGTAGCAACTTGCCTGTAACTTTCTGAGTCGCATTTGTTAACCTCATTAAAATAGACAATGTCTGAGCGTAATCCCTTGCCGACATCCTGCTTATCCAGCCCTATGAATTTGATGAAAGAACCGTTTGCAAATCTGTAAAGAGTGCCAGCTATAAACCGCCTTTCATCGTAAATGCCTGCCATCTTCATCACCTTCACAAAGTCCTTAATCACAGTCAAGCGCATCTTGGTCAACTCCGCGCTTATGATTAGAATCTCTTTGTCAGGCTTGCTTGCCGCATGGTTAATCAGCAGGATTAGTACGCTTATTGTTTTGCCTGCTCCTTGACCGCCCCGAATTACTTTGATGCGTTTCTTTAGCCCAGCTATTTTACGTAGTGCCGTTGTCGATTGAATCATCTAACGGGTCGATGTTTAGGATAGTTATTGATTGCGTAACATCCGCGCTTATTGTTTGCTTTGGCTTTCCATACGCTCGGTCTAACATCACTTCAATAGCCCTCACGTCACCCTTTGCGGCCTTTAATCTCAACGCCTTTAATATCGCTTCTGCTGCGCTTATCCCGTCCTTTTCTTCGCCCAATACATCGGCCAAGAGTTTGTCCAACTCGGGCAACTTACGAGGTCGACCGTTGGGGTTTCCCGTCTGTCCCTTTGGAAATTTATGCTTCTCTATGTTTTGGGGATTAGCCACGCTGTAAGTTCGCTGTTTTATCCGATGGCCTATGTTCAATCATTAGCGCATCTGGGCGGTAAATGTCGTTAACTTTTAGGCTCGGCTCAAAGGTACTAAATTTATTTTGTTGGGGTGTTCTTTTGCCACGCCCAGCGATTATGTCGGCCACCGTTTGATTAATAAGCCTAACGCCTACGTCTTGAAGTTCGCCCTCCCATAACGCCTTAGCCGCCTTTTTTACGTCCACGCTAAATAGCTTCGGGTCTATCCATACAACCTCCTGTGCAATTATGTCGCCCCTATCAATACCCGAGTTAAGCCAAAAGGTTGTGCCGCCTGTTACAAAGTCGTGCATCTTTATTGCCCACTCAATAGACGAGCGCCCTCTATGTCTTGGTAATAGGCTCGGGTGGTATCCAATCCATCCAAGTTTCGCCTTGTAACGCGTTTTCTTGCCTATGTAATCAAATGAATGTGCGGTGATACCCAAGTCCACGTTTTCGGGCATTGTATCCACGTTAAGCGACCCAGCCGCCACCATTGGTATCCCGTTAAGTACTGCGGCCTTTCCAATATGCGTGTCGTCTAATGGGCAGCAAACGCCTACCACGTCAACGAGCGGGTTCTTTAGCATCTCTCGGAGTATTAGCCCCCCAAAATACTTTTGACCGCTAATAAAAACCCGCAGCTTTTTCTCGTCTTGGTAAAATTCGTGCGTCATTTATCGCCTATGTACTTGAAGCCTTGCACCGCCCGAAAGTGGCCGCCCATAAATTTTTTAGTTCCCCCAGATGGCGAACCGATTTGCATTTTAATTCTTGATTTGTTACCGTGTAATTGCTGGCTTTTTAGTACCCATTTTTTTGATTTTTGTAAATATCCGATTAGTTGTGGATGCGATGTATGAAACATGCACGGTAATTTTTTGGCGCATCGGCCTAAGCCTTTTTTATGGTATTCGGCCACGTACTCCAAAAACCTTGTTCCGACCCCCGCGCCTTGCCATTCGGGCATAACCACCAATCTTGTTGCCCTGTAGGCATCGTTTTGAAACATACAACCAACCGCTAAATGACAAACCAACTCACCGTCAACCGTACCGATAAAGTACTCTGCCGCTGGGGGCATGGGTAAATCTAAATAGTAATGCGGCTTAAAATATCGCCAGTAAGATTGGTTGACCTTCCGAATTTCCAACTCGAAGCTTGGTCTTGGCTCGAGCTGTTCCCTTTTTTTAGTTCGCCCGTTCCCGTATCAAATACCCAATCGGGCTGTAGCCATTCGATAATATCATAGTGACACGCAAGCAAAACGACCTTTTTACCTTTATTCCTTCGCCACCCCTTAGCAAAAGCCATCGCGCCTATTTTAGCAATTTGCCTATCAATTACGGAGGTGAACTCATCCACGATAACCTCATCAGGCGCATCGGATATAAGCCTTGCAAGCCCCGCCCTAAACTGCTGCCCGTTGCTTAACGCGCTGAACGGCCTAAGCCAACTCGGTACGTCACCAAGCCCGACATTTGCAAGGCAACCCGTAACCGAGTTAAAGTCCCCATCGGGGCTTATTGCCTCAACTATCGGGATGTTGTTATCCCAGCCAGCGTATAAGTCCACAATTTTACCGCCCCCAAAAAGTGCTTTTCCGATTGAGGTTTTACCGCTTCCGCTTGCGCCCACAATTAGCCCTATTTGCCAATCCATTCCCTCGATTGGTAGGTTAGCATCGAGGTTAAACTCCGACCCGCTCTCCGCGTTAAATAGGCTTTTTACTCGGGATGCCCTGTAGCCCGTAAACTCCCCCGTTTTATTCCTAACTTTTATTATCATGTAACGACAACTTTACACTCGTAACCCATACCCTGTAAATCCCTAAAAACGCTTTCTTGGTTACCCTCGCTTTCGCACATTACAATCACCCCGTACTGGCTTTTTCCGTCTATACCCTCATCATCAAAGTTGCCCTCGTCCTCGCCAGCGAAAACAGGCACATCCAACCCCCACGCATCCAACTCCTCCGCGTTCCATTCATTCGCAAGCATATCCCAATCCCATTCTCCACCGCTTACGTTGTCTTTAATGATAAACTCGCTTTGCTGTTCGGGCGTTAACGTGTCGGCTTTGATTATCGGTATTTCCTTCAAACCAGCTTCTTTACAAGCACGTAACCGCATATTACCACCAAGCACCACCATGTCGCTATTTACTACAATAGGGCGAATGTTTAGCATTTCAGGAAACGTCTTAACAGATTCAACAAGCTTCTTGAACTTATCGTCTTTGATAATTCTTGGGTTGTTGGGGTTGCTTTTAACCTCCGATATTTTTACAGTTTCTGTTTTCATATTTTACAAAGGTACTTAATTTTTAGCCCTCAATTCCTTAATCAAAGCATCCCGTTCACGTCTTGGCATTGCAATCAGGTCTTTATAGTCTTGTCTGCTTTCCTTGCACTTAAACTCCAAAGATTTGATGGCTAGGTTTGACGATTCGAGTAACTTCTTTAGTTCGCTGTTTCCAAACTTAGCCACGTTTGCGGTAAAGGTCAATTCATCATTTGCCTTTCTCAATTGGTGTTGTTTCCGTTTAAGGCTATCAATTTCCAGCCGTTGAACTACCGCAATAATCGAAGCAATTGCGGCTACTGAAATTGGAATGAGTAGAATTATTGGGTGCATGGTTTAATCGTTATCGGTTTCTGTTTTAACCCACTTTTGAACGTACTGAATTCTACTGCAATCCCATCCGTTAACCTGACATGGGAAGATCCTAAATGCAGTTACGTGTGCCGTTGCTCCAACCATACGTGCAAAGTCCTTTAGACTGCCCTCAAATTGGATTGGTTGGTGTCCATGCTTGGTTGCAGCATAGGCGTATTTTTTGCGTCCTCTTTTCATTTGGCTAAATTAGTATTTATTTGGTTATACCTTGCAACTATTGCATTTTTTAGTTCGCGGTAGTCTGTGTAGGTTTTGTATCTGAACTCGTCTTGTTTAAGGGCGTGTATTACCGTTGCATGGGTTACATGAATAGCACATCCAATATCTCGCAAAGTATAACCCTCGTCACGCAGGATTGAACAGGCTATAAATTTCACCGTAATAATATCGGCTTTCTTTTGATAGCTTGTAATTTCATCTTTGTCTATTCCAGCGATATACTTTACCGCTTCAAATACCTTATCCTCCACCTTCCTAAATCGGGTTAAGTTGTTAAAAGCATTCATTAGCAATGATACGGAAACTTTATCCACTCCGATTAGGTCGTGGTGGGCTTGCAGTATCTTATAAATTTCTGTGCGTTGGTATGGTGTCATTTGGTTATTTCGTTATCATTCATTACTTCAAATTTTCCTGTGCCTACATTCAGTAGACTATGGCATTGATGTTTAATGTTGTAGCCGTGTATTTCGTACACGTTGCCGTTGCCATGTTGGAATGGCACGCCAACCTTGTAGCTTCCGTGTTTTGGGTCGGTAATGTCTTTGAGTGTTTGCATAATTAAATGGGAAGGGCTTTTACACCCTCCCCTGTTTTATTTACCGATTGTAGGCGGCATAATACAAATCTTTAATCTGCTGCTCCTCTGTATATTCGTCAATCGGGTCAGCATACCAGCTCATGTATTTAATCATTTCAGCACCTTTGTGATGCCATTTTGTATTTACTCTACAGGCTTTGCTTTCGTGCATTGAAGTTTTAACCCAAACCGTCTGCTCGGTTCTTTTAACTATTGTTATTGCACACTCTCCACATCCACTTCCTCCTCTGTAAGTTTTTCCGATTTCAAATTGTAAATTCATCTTAGCGGTTTTTAACGTCTTAGGTTTGTTCCTTTTGACCTGACAAATATACGGGTAAATTAGTTGGTAGTTATCATGAATGTGACAAAAGTGAAAATAAAGTTTGAAACTCTTCAAGGCTGCGAATGATAACGTATTCTGCGCCTGTTGATTCGGCTATTGCTTGCCAGTCCTTTTGCGCCTGTGATTGCTTGCCTGTTTCATCTTTCATCTCTATGCACAAAGGCGGCAACCCATCACGGAGGTAAATCAAATCTGACACGCCAGCTACCATACCCATCGCTTTTCTTCGCGCCCCGTCTATTTTGTTTAGTGGATTATTGTTGACCTCGAAAAGTTTACCCCTTGTTTCTGGTCGTTCGTTCCATAGCCAGCGTACGCATTCCGATTGAATGTAGGATTCTGTTTTCATTTTAGTATGTAATCTTTGAATGATGAATTATCTATGTCCTTTTCTTGCCGCCATGCCCAGCCACTTGAATGCTTTTTTTTGGCCGCGTATTCTCTTATCGTTTCTTTTCCCTTGCTTCTAATTACACGCCATATAAACGATGCCTTGTAAGCCTTTGAGTGTTCCAAAATAATCAATTCGTCTATACTAAGGCTGCTAATCTTTCGGCCTTCCAATTGAACAGGAACACGCACCCCGATTTCAACCATACTGCCCTGACTTAATTCCTTAGCTTCAAATGGAAAAACGTGTTCACAATAGCGGCAAGTTCGAGCAGATGCAAACACCAAGGCGTTACACTTTGGGCATTCTTTTACGGGTGCGGCTTCCATCTTCTTTTTTTTCTTTGGTGGTGCAATTTGCCACTTTCGGGCTTCGCTCCACATTCCATGCTCGTTATGGTTTAGCCCAAAATCCAAAACGATAAACTGCTCCTTACCAATTTCATCGCATAACCTCGAACCTCGTCCGCAACATTGCAGCCACAACGGTAGGCTTTTAGTTGCCCGATTCATAATTATACATTCGATGCTTGGTTCATCGTAGCCCGTTGTAAGTATTCCGCAATTGTTTAGAACAGGAATTAACCCCATCGAAAACGCCCTCAAAATACGCGATCTATCTTCCTTTGATGTTTCGCTTGTAACGCACTCCGAAAATATGCCAGCATCGTTAAACGCCTTTGTCATATTATTTGCGTGTTGGATGTTAACGTTAAACACTAACGTCTTTTTTCCTTTGGCCAGCTTTTGCCATTCTGAAATAACGCCATCGAATAAACGTTGTGAGTTAAAGTGACTATAAAGACTGTCATCGGTATATTCCCCCGCTACTGTTTTGAGGTCACTTAAATCATCTTGCATTTGGTAAGGTTTGCAAGGCATCAAAAACCCTTGTTCAATTAGTTCGGGTATGTCGATGTTTTGAACAATGCTCGAATAGTACTTGTAAAAGTGTTTGCCTACTGGGGTTGCCGTTGCACCAATTACCATAGCATTCGGCCACGCTTCAAGTATTGCGTTAAAGTTGCCCTTATGCGCTTCATCAATAACGATTAACTTAGGCTCAAACCCCTCCATTATTCCTTTCGCAAATCTTCGCTTAACGGTTTCAACCATTCCAACGCTTACCATCGCTCGGGTATCAAATCGCTTATTACCCTTTGCTTCGATACGTTGGCAAATTATGCCTACCCTCGAAAGGCTCTTAAATGTTTGGTCAAATAGTTCAAGCCTATCAGTTAAGACCAGCGTTTGAGTCCCCTTAGATGCAGCAAGTCGAGCCATTTCGGAAAACACAACCGTTTTGCCCGCGCCAGTTGGCAAGCATAAAACTTGCCTACGTGCTGACTTGAACCCTTCGCGGAGTTGTTTAATTGATTCGTGTTGGTATGGTCTTAGGTTTATCATGCGTGTAGTAGGATGTAGTAGGATGTAGTAGGGTAAAATTTTTTCTTCCTACTACACTTTTTCTTAGTGTGGCTGTGGCTTTCAGCACTTGTAGTAGGATGTAGTAGGAAGAAAGTGTATATATTATAATGAGTGATGAAATTATTTTTTTGAAATTATTTTTTTTCGTTTTTCTAGAACATCGCTTTATTATTGGTTTCTTCCTACTACATTTAGAACGGTTCATCGTCAATCTCAATGGTAGCACGGCTTTCACGTGTAGTAGGATGATTATCATCCATCTTTAATATTTCGTAAACCTTACATGGAAAACCGTTTATACGCTTTGCAACAGGCTTACCAAACACCTTTTTTAACTCCATGCCAAACCGCTTCATGCTAAAAATCTTTTGCTTTGTTCTGCTTTCGATAAGGTCTTTTATTTCGGTTGCCGTACAAAAAGACGTATAAGCCCCCGCTCTTGGTAGTGAAATGTTTGACAAAATCAATTCACGTTCGTATGGTGTTGTTTCAAATTCGCTACCTACCGCATCCAATAGCGCAAGTTCTTCGCGACTTAACTGCCAGCTTTCACCACTTTCATAAGCACGTACACATTCCATAAATAGTTCGTCCTTATCAATTGAATTGTACGCTTCATGGTTTATACTTTGCACCCTCACAGGCAGTATTCGCGTGTTTCCTGTCGGGTCGTTAATTACATCTTCTTCATTTGAAGTTCCGCAAAGTATCGCTAAACGCTTGTAATCTTCATTATGTCGGCCATAAGGTGCGCGAAGGCTAAAAGTCGACTTGGATGTAAGTTCTTTGAAACGCTTTTCATCCTGTTTAGACTTGCCCCCCATTTCATCATCCATAACCCATAGCTTTTGACACATTAGAATATCATCATCCTTGCCAGCATCCAACTTTGATTCTGCATAATACTTGCGAAGTGGCGAAGGTGGTAACCGTCTAAACCATTCGGTCTTTCCTGTATTTTGCCCACCTACTAAAGTCAAAACCGACCTAACAGGATGGCCGTTTAATGCTGCAATCCATCCTAAACACCATTTGCGAATAAAGATTTCGGAGTGTGGGCTATCCGTTGCAATCGTTTTGCATAGTGCGTCCAGTTGACCTTTCCCATTTCGGTATCGGTTATGGTCAATATATTCGTTTATGGGATTAAATTCGTGCGTAAAATCTGAAAATATAACCCGTTCAATTAAATCAAATGTTACATCCTTAGTGTTAAACATTAGGCGGCCACGCAAATAGATACTGTTTAGCCTTTCTTTGCTTACCTCTTGCCCGTTTTCTTCCAGCTTTTGAGTGATGGCATTTTTACGGATTGGATGGTTTTGACGTATCCATTCCATAACCCCTTCAATTAAGTTTTCGGGGTCGCTCGAAACTTTGCGAAGGTCTATGTCATCGCGGCTATAAACCTCTTTGGCAACCGACATGGCCTGTTCCTGACTTAGCCCGTCAATTTCTACAAGTTGCTGCACAACCCCTTCAATTTGTCGGCCAGCACGTTTACCCATCGCGGCAACTTGCACCGAACGGCTATTGGTTTTTGGGGCATGGATGCCAACTTGCTTTAACATCCAATAGAACGTACCAACACCAACCTTTGAACGGGGCGCGGTCTTTAGGCATTCGGTATATTTGCGGTCGGCCTGACTTGAATCATATTTTGGCGAAGCAAAACACAACGCATGAAACATGGAACGCCCGTCCTCACCAAAGCCAGCCGCAACCGATAACCCTAATCGCAAGTAGCTTTCGTAGTCAGGTGCAATATCAATACCCAATGATTTGACCTCTTGACACATTTCACCAGCAACTGACGGAGGACAAACAACTGGAATACTTTGAATTTTGGCGCGGCTTTCGGCTTTTACTCCTGACTTTTTACTCTTTTCGTTTATAAAAATTTCGGGGTCGTATGAAACAAAACGCAATGATGCTACGTTCTTAGGTGCTTCATCAACTACAATCCCGTAAGTTGTAAAGTAGTAATTAGATAACCACGCATAGCTTTCTTTGTGCTTTTCGGGGTTTACTTTTACTACGCAAACAAGACCTTTTCCACTTGCAGAATAGAATAACGCATGAGTATAGGCATCGGCCAGCAATTCAGTTTTGTCGCTAAACTTATCGATGTCCACCGCTAAAAAACCGCTATGCTCAATAAGTAATTCGCCTTTCCTTTCTCGAAACGTGCCAGCGATGGTAACAGATGGAAGGTTTAACTTAGCCCTATCGCGAGTATTTTTATCTTCAATTCCACGAATTGCAATAACTTGGTCTTTCCATTGGCCATACTTAACGGCACTAAAAAAATCAAACATTGTCATTAGTTCATCGCAGATATGCGGCTGACCTTTTAACGGTAGCTTTTTGAATAGGCTAATTTTACTCATTTGAGATAACAAAGATGCAAGGGCTGTGTAGACGCACAGTAATTACAGACGCGACATGGCCGCCCGTAATGTTTTTACCCTTGCAAGATGTTTAATGTGTGAATCATATCGTTTTACATTCGGGCGTCTAACTCCGAACGGTGCAAATGTAGTAAATAGTTTTCAATTATGCAAGCCCTCACAACTAAATGCAAGGGCTTCTTTCAATCGTTCGGTTTGAGTCATTTCATTATGTCGTTATAGAACATTCTTTGCTGCCCAACGGTGAACAATTTAACGTGCATTGGTATCTCATGCGTTTCCTTGCATACGTGCGGCTCGTATGCTATTATTGGGCATAGAAGGCAAGCAAGGTAATAAGTTAGGAATAGCGACCTCATGGCAGTATTTCGGCTAATCGGTTTTCAATTATCGACATAGCCCTATCTGAAACGATGTCGGTTATATCTTGGCCGTCCTCCGAATGTACGCTGTAAACTTCGCACTCAAAGTATGACGGTGTGTCGCGTGTTGCTTTCTCGCTTTCATAATTGCCTTGCACCTGTAACGTGATGCCCCAGACTTGTACTGTTTTCTCGAATGTCATAATTAGCGGTTTTTAAGGGTTTCACTTAATGCATTTACTTTTAATTCAACACCGCTGCATTCCACAAGGATTGTGTATGTGATGCCGCTGTATATACTAAATTCTACATTGGTCACTATTGCATCCAGCCCTAAGTACTTGAACTTGTTACCAACGCTGAATATGTCATCTTCATCTTCAATTTCACCCGTGCCGTTGCAAGTTTCGCACGTTACCTCGTAGCCGCAACCTCCGCAGCATTCTTGCCACGGGGTCTTAGTACATTGTCTGCTTGTATCAACATAATACTTTCCTTCTTCGCAATCAGGGCAATCTTTCATTTTGGTTTCCATTGTGGTTTGGTTTTAGTCTTGGTTAATTATCGTGTACAAATTACCATCCTGTTCAACGTGGTAGATTTTCTTTAGGTATTTAAGGTCGGATTCAATAACTGATATACTCCATTTGCGACCCATTTGCTGACCTACAAGCAACGCAATTGATTGCTTGGAATAACTACCCGAACGAAGTAGCGAAAGGACGTGTGATGTTCTCATTTTGATGTGGTTTAATGTGCTGCAAATATATACTTTTATTCGTTACCACAACGCCAAACGTAATTTAGAACGATTCTAAATAAGGTTAGCGAAAGGTTGCGGCTACTACGGTAATGATGACCGTTTCAATTACCACGACCGCGCCCAGTATCCAAGCCGTCCGCGCCCGTCTTTGTGACTTAACTCGTTCCTTTGCGTTTAGCTTCTCAAAGGCTGCCGACCGTTTAGTGTGAAGTTCTGCGAGTAGTTTCAATTCCACTATGCTGCTATCCTGAATCGCGCTTAATCGGTCGCATTCATAGTATACATCACGCCACTCTTGCACCTCTGTGCTGGCTTCGATTAGCTGCTCCCGTTCATCCAGTAGCGTGTTGACCAAGCGCACTTGTGTAGCGTTTAAGTGAACTTGGGCAATGGATGCGAAGGGTATGAATAGGAGTATAAGGGTTTTCATTTCAATCTGTTAAGGAGTAGAACCGCCTGCAAACTATCACTCAATTCCGCTCGTTGTTCCGTTTGTTTCTTCGCCCTAACGTAGCGAATGGTCGGCTTTAACTCCAACAATTTCACCACGCTATCCAACGCCATCTGCGCTGGTATTACCTCCAAATCCCTAATCCGTTGCCGTTCTTCTATCCTGTACGTTTCGGGGTCTATTGCTGGCACTTCATTCGATGGGTTACCGAATGCAATCCAACTAAGGATGGCCACCGCAATGATTAAGGCGAGTGTAAAATATCGTTCGGGTGTCATTTCTTGATTTCGAAATGTGGTAAATCGCGCTTAGTCCAATCACCGCCCCACTCCAGTACCACGCCAAATTCCACCCACGCAATTCCTTGTAAATGTCGGGCTATTGGTTCGTAATGTTTAGGATCCCAACTTGCCTTGCCATCTACAAATGCGTAAATGTCAAAGGCATCTCCGTCTTGGTGGCGTGAGCGTTTCTTCATCCCGTCAACCCATGTAATGATTTGACCAGCTTCGGTGCGACCTTTAGCGTATAGTTGGTTTTGACGGTAGGCAGTACGCAATCCCCCGTCAGGAGGAATGCCGAAGTCTATTGGCGTGTCAATTATCGCCCGTTCAATAATCTCGATTAACACGGGTTTAATTCCTACAAGCCGTTCGCGGCTTTTGTTGGATAGTACTGGCATTAGAAAGGTAATTCATCGGTTAAGTCATCCACATATACGGGTGCTTGCGTTGCCATCGGAGTACTTGCAACCCTAGAAAGCGTAGCGGCTATTGTGTCAATCTTCCAACCCGTAATGCTTGGGTAGTACTTGCCGCTATATTCTCGACCGCCAAGATTGATTGATACTTTGACGGTTTGCCCAACCTTTAAGTTGTCCAATAAGGCAACCTTATCTTTCTTAAATTCGATTGGAGTTAGTGCATCGTATTGCGCACCAGTGTCGACCACTAATAGCCGCTTGGTGAATCCGTTTGCTCCTACTGTTTCTGTTTGCCCGATGTGAGCCACTTTACCTTCTACTTGCATGGTTTGTTTTGTTTTTGCGAATTTACTATTTTTTTCGTTTCAAATTGCTCGTCTACTAATTTCTTGCCAATAATCCATTGACGAGGAAATGGACGGCCTACGGTTTCTGTTGAGTAACTCATTTGATTTGCAAACTAAGTTTCTCCAAAACTTGATACCCTTTGACTTCGCGCCCTTCCTCAATAGCCGCTTTGATGGCGGTTAGATTCGGGCTGTAACTTTCGGGCTTCACAGTTAGAAATTCTTTGTCCAGTCCTTCGCTACTTCCAACGGTCTGTTTTGACTTGCGAAAGGATAGTTTAACCAATTCGCTCTTGACCTCCGTAATCCCGTAGAACTGCATGGCGTTGCTTATCGTTTCCTTTAGCTTTTCGGATTTGGCTTGCTCCGCTTTCTTACGTGCCATTAGACGGGTTATCTCCGCATCTATAATGTCTACGGTTGCAAGCGCATCTTTAATAACGTAGGCATAGGCTATGGCCTTACCTTGCAGCTCCGATTGGTTAATGGCCAAAGCGGTTTCTAATTCCGCTGTTAGTTCGCCTTGCTCCAGTTGGTTTGCAAGGTCAAGATATTCCTGTTCGATGTGGTAAAGTGATTTGCTCATTTCGATGTAAGTAATTCAGCGTTCGCTGCGGTTAGTGTATAGGCTTTTTCAATATCGGCTACGGTGGTGCTGCCTTCGCTTACGGCTTTCTTTGCGGCTTCCCACTTTGGGTGCGATGGCGTTAATTCGGGCTTCACTTTGATTGGTGCTACCGTTGCCCTTTGCGCATCATCGTCTTCGTCTATGTTTAGATTCAATAGCCCAGCGTATGCGTAACGTTTAGCGTATGTCAAAGCCGACCCCAATGCCTGTGGATTGCTTGCATCTTTACATGGCGTTAGTGATACGCTACTAATGTATTCGCCCGATGTGTGCATTAGCATTGTTTCTAAGCCGCTTTCTGTAGGTAACTGAATAACAGATAGCCCGACCGCGTTTAAGTGTGGTGTGGTGGCTTCTATGATATTGCTCAAAGATGCGTACTTGTTCTTGAAGTGTGGGTTAACGGCATCCTTTCCAACCTTACCCATTAGGCCGTGAAACTTGTGTAGGGCAACGGCTATTTCTTTAATTGATTCGCTGGTTTTCATAAGATTATGGTTTGAAAGATTACTTGGTTTGTGTTATGTTCAAAGGTTAGCGAGTAAACGCCATCGTTTTCTTCGCAGTTGACTTGCATTGCGCGGGCTAACGTGCCAAGCTGAACGCTGCTGACTTTAATGATAGCGGAACATTTGGCGTGCAAAATGTCCGAGCCTGATACGATTATTTGCCAGTCGTCATTTTTTTTGAAATTAGCTACGTGAATAGCGTTCTCAAGTTGTTGGAGTGAGTAGGTCATGTGGTTTGGTTTTAATGTGCGACAAATATACACGTAATTTCGTTACTACAACAAAGCAATGAAAAATAAATCTAATTTAGAATGATTCTAAATAACGGAGGTGGTGCAGTACACTACCTAACTGGTGCGCTTTGAACAATTAACAGGAACAGGGCTAAGTAGTTGAAGTATAGCGCGGTTTGACTTGCTATGAATTAACAAACTCGGTTTAAGGAATTAACAAAGCCAGCCGCAAGGATAACCACAAACCTTACGACTGGCTGAAACGACCCGACAAAGTGCGCTTAGGTCAGAGGCGTGTCGGGTTTGATTG